CTACCTTTCCGACAACCACGTGGAGTTTTGACATGGCAACCGTCACGAGAAAATTCAAAGAGCAATTCGACATTTGGGCAGCCAACAAGATTGCCAATGGCGATTTCACCAATCAGGAAATGGAAGAACTGAAGGGTCTGCTGCGTAAGGATTTCACGCCAGGCCCAGATCAACTACGCGCCGGCCTGACATTCATCAAAGCCGCTGGCGTTGAAGTGCCGGCGACGATTGACGACCACGAAGAACGCTACCGGGTATGGGATGAATATTTCACCAGCGAGAACGCGATTAATGGCTACCAAATGAAGGCGGCAGCATGACCGACGAAGCGAATATCGAAGAAGCATTCGAGGAACGGTCGGCCATCATGCACTTCTGCGGCGGATTGCCGAAAGAGAAAGCCGAAGCACTGGCACGGGCTGAGTGCGATACATACCGCCAGGCGTTGAAGCTACTCAATGCTGCGGACTCTATGGCGGGGCAAGCGTAATGCGAATTTTAGTAGCGTGCGAATATTCAGGAACGGTGCGCGATGCATTCATCAATGCTGGTCATGACGCCATGAGTTGCGACATTCTGCCGACCGATGCGCCAGGGCCACACTATCAAGGAGATCTATTCGACGTGATCGACTACCCGTGGGACTTGGCAATATTCCACCCGCCATGCACGCACCTATCGGTAAGCGGTTCTCGTCATTTCGCGGCGAAGCGCATGGATGGCCGGCAACAGGCCGCCGTTTCGTTCTTCATGCGGATAGTTCGTCAGTCGGCACATATTCCAATGACGGCCATTGAGAACCCGGTCTGCATCATGTCGAGTCTGTACCGGAAGCCTGACCAGATAATCCAGCCCCATATGTTTGGGCATGGCGAAACTAAGGCCACGTGTCTGTGGCTTAAAGGATTGCCGCTGTTGCAACCGACGAACATGGTGGAAGGCAGGGAAGCAAGAATTCACCGGATGCCGCCGTCGCCAGATCGCGGGAAGGAAAGATCGAAAACGTTCACTGGCGTGGCAAGCGCAATGGCGGCGCAATGGTGCGCACTGAACCAGATGGAAATCACAGCATGATTACGCGAGTAATCACAGGAGAAGTCGCACGCAAGGCAATTTGCCGGCATGTGCTGACCGCGCCTGAAGGTCACATCGTCAGCATTGCCGAGCCGAAACGCAACCTTGAACAGAACGCGAAAATGTGGGCGATGCTGGCCGACATTTCAACTCAGACAGACTGGCACGGAATAAAGCTAAACGCCGAAGAGTGGAAAGACTTGCTCAGTGCTGGCCTCGTTCAGTCGCGCGTCGTTCCTAACCTGGAAGGCAACGGGTTCGTCATTCTCGGCCAGCGGACTAGCAAGCTGACGAAATCGCAGTTTGCGGCGCTTATTGAGTTGCTATACGCCTTCGGGACTGAGCGCGGTGTGGTGTGGAGCGAGCCGGAATGAGCCTCCCAAAGAAGCCGCGCTGTTGCCGCATCTGCAAATCACTTTTTCAGCCCCGCAAGGCACTGCAAAACGTCTGTAGCTTTGAATGCGAGGTAAAGCTCGGGATCATCATGGCCGAACGCTCCAAGAATCGCCGTGAGAAGGCGGAGCGTATCGCAGAGGTCGCCAGCCGGAAGATTCTGAAACTGAAACTGAAAACTCGGGGCGAGTGGATCAAAGAAGCCCAGGCCGTGTTTAACGCTTTCATCAGGACTAGGGATCAACTGGCCGGGCATAACTGCATTTCATCTGGCAGGCCGCTGGACTGGTCAGGAAACAACGTGGATGCCGGTCACTATCGGAGCAGGGGGAGTGCGCCGCATCTTCGGTTCAATGAAGACAACTGCCATGCGCAGACCAAACAGGAAAACCGCTACGGGTCAGGCAATGCCGTTGATTACCGCATCGGCCTGATATCGCGTATCGGACTAGCTAGGGTGGAAGCGTTGGAAGCAGACAACACGCCGCGCAAATGGACTATCGAAGAATTGAAAGCAATCAAGGCAAAGTACAAACAACTGCTGAAGGATTTGAACAATGGAAATTGACCGCGAACCGCACAGTGGCGACGAGGCTGACCGTGCATCCTACTTCATTGAGTCCGTCATTGATGACCATGTGAAGGAAGCCATGCGCCGCGCCGCCGAGATTCCAGTCGGAGAGGCCGGCGATTGTGATTCCTGCGGTGAATTCTTCACGCGCCTGGTGGATGGAATGTGCGGTCGGTGCCGGGACAAGTTCGCAAAGTATTACGCGCCATAGGGGAACGAAATGGAATGGTTCAGAAAGATAAAAGCCGGCGACGTTCTAATTCCTATTCCAGACTGGAATAGAACTGAGCGGAACGGAAATCAGTTACCTGACCAAGTGCAGATTGTCCGTACTGTTGAGGCAAAAAGCCAGAGCGGAGTTATGTTTATGGTTCGCACAAAGGGCGGATTGCTGCGATCACTGGACGCATTTTGGTTTTTGGAACCTGATAATAAATGACCTACGGCTGCCAGCAATACGACCCACAGCGCCTATGCCGCTATGACCGCAGTGCAATCGACCGCCGCTGTGACGGATGCCCGAGAACAACCGACCGCGCCTACCTGGAATCAATGAGTCTTTGGGTTCATGGAGTCAGCCATATCGACAAGGCGTGTAGTGCGAACGGGTATTTTCGATCCGAATATGTGCGCAAGCCGATTGCCGCATAACCGATAGGACAAAGCCATGCAAATAGAAAACATGACCCGCCTGATGCTGAACGACGAGGAAGTTTCCGCACTGTACGAAGTCTGTGCCAGTGCGCTGGAAAATAACCTCCTGGACGGCATGCCGATGGCCTTCGCGCTCGCAATCGTAGAAACACTACAAGAGCCTGACGAAGATCAGATCGAAGTCGAAGAAGTTGAAGCAATCACACTTAATTAGGGGATAACGTGGTCACAACCGAACTAGAATCACTGGTTATCCTGCTAGAAGATTGGGCAAAGTGGCAGTCTTCATATCGTCCGAAAACAGGATTCAAATCCCGTTCCGCTGGCTTCGCCTGTCTCGGCCTGCTATCGTTTGACGACATGTGCGACCAGTCCGACAATGCAACCATGCGCACGCTTGACTCAGCGGTGGAAGACCTTGACCCGGCACCAAGGGCCGCAATCAATCGGCGGTATGGCATCTGCTCAGTATTCCGCTTCCCGCGCAACAACTACGAACAGACGCTCGTGCTGGCCCATGAACGCCTGGTCATCATCTGCAAGAGAAAGGGGATTGTGCTTTGACTTGCAATCATCATGATCCGGTGCTACTCTATCCGTGCGGCGGATTCGTTCGCCCACAAAAAGCCCGATGGTCACAAGCCGCCGGGCTTTTTTGCGTTCTACCCTAGAGGTATGCACTAGGGAAGTGCCGATGACGACTGAGGGCGACTAACTATACCGTCCGGTTATCAGGCAGCGGGAAACTATGGCGGCTCGCGGAATAAATCGCGCCATCGTAACAATGCCGCTTTGCCAGCGGATACGACGTGCATAACATGCGACTTACAACGATGATTGGCACATCATGCCGGAAAACGTAACCGGCACAGATCACGTTTCATCCCTCCTAGAAACCGCAGCGACCAGCGCGAAAGCGTTAGACGGTATGGTCGCATCTATCCCGAGGAACCATGCTTACCGTTATCTATAAGCCGATTGGCGAACTAATCCCGTATGCCCGAAATAGTAGGACGCATAGCGAAGCGCAGGTCGCACAAATTGCCGCGTCCATCAAAGAGTTCGGATTTACCAATCCGGTGCTGATAGATGAAGACGTAGGAATCATCGCCGGGCATGGCCGCGTACTGGCCGCACGGAAACTGAGCATGGCCGAAGTGCCGACGATTGCGCTGGAAGGTTTGACCAAGACGCAGCGACAGGCTTACGTCATCGCTGATAACAAGTTGGCGCTAAACGCCGGGTGGGACGAGGAACTGTTGAGTTTGGAACTTGGTGACTTGAACGAACAAGAGTTCAGCATGGAATTATTGGGCTTTGATGCAAACGAGTTGAATCTTGCTATGGGCCTTGGTGCTGACTTCATACCGGGAACGGAAGAAGATCAAGGAAAGCTAGACGAACTTGCTCCGATAGTCTGTCCTAGCTGCGGCCATGAGTTTGTGAAATGACAATAAGCCAACTTGAAGCATCAAAGAACGTAAATATTCAGTCCAGATTCGACACAAAAACATCTGGAACGAAATCTAGGCTTTATCGCGTAACTCTTATTGATGGCATTGTTGCGAACGTGATTTTCAACAATGGCGAGGATATAGACGAAGCACTTGCCTGCATGAAAAACCATTACGGAAAAAAGTTGTCAAATGTCGAATAAGCCCGTCCTTAAAATTGATTGGGCAACGCATGAAGCGGCAAAGTTTTCTTGTGAAAAGTGGCATTACTCAAAGTGCATTCCTAAAAGCAAACTTGCGAAAATTGGAGTTTGGGAGAACGATAAATTTATTGGGGTTGTAATTTTTGGTGTCGGCGCTACGTCAGATTTAGTTAAGCGATACGGGTTAAGAATGGAGCAGGGTTGCGAACTAGTAAGGGTTGCGCTAACAAAACATCAGTCACCTGTATCGAGGATCATTGCAATTTCCATGCGCTATCTAAAAACTCAGTTTCCAAACCTTCGTTTGGTTGTCTCGTTTGCAGATCCTTCGCATGGGCATCATGGCGGGATATATCAGGCTGGTAACTGGATTTTTAACGGAACGTCGCAGTCTAGCGACGAGTACATATACAAAGGAAAAAGATGGCAGGGACGCTCGTTCCGCAATTCACACAAAGGAATGGAAAAGCATCCTGACGTTCAGATTGTCAAAGGGTCGTCAAAGTATCGTTACCTTATGCCACTAGATGACGACATGAGAAAGCAAATCATGCCACTGGCTAAACCTTACCCAAAGCGTGTGAAAAAGCAGGAATCAGAGAACCCCTCTGATCTGGGCGGAGCAATACCGACCCACACGCTCCAATCACAATGAGCTTGACACCAAAGCGCGAACGATTCTGCCAAAAGGTTGCATCAGGCAAGTCTCAGGCAGAGGCATATCGTGCTGCTTTCAATGCTGAGAACATGAAGGATGAAACAGTCCATCAAGCGGCATCAAGGCTAATGGCTAATAGCAACGTTAGTGCAAGGGTTGAAGAATTGCGCGAACCTGTCGTAAAGAAGGCACAGATAACGCTAGAAAGCCACCTAGACGATCTAATGCGACTGCGGAATATGGCAGCCAAGGAAAAGCAATACAGTGCAGCCATCAGCGCAGAAATAGCAAGGGGCAAAGCAAGCGGGGTGCATGCAAAAACCGATGGCGCAGGAGATTCAAACAAGGATGACTTGCTGAGAGAGATTGCATCTCTTCTGCCTGACTGATGGCAACGTCGCTACAAACCAAGCGAGAGCTTGCCAGATGGTATCGACTGATTGACCATCAAATACAGATTGACCTGATGCGCGCAGTTGCTAATGGCGTTCGGTTTCCGGTTGTTCCGGCTGGTCGGCGATCAGGAAAGACAGAGCGCGCAA